CATAGCGTTTGTTTCGTTTCTCCACTTGTCTTCATCTGTATAAGTTTGACTTATATATGTAGAAACTAAATTAGCAGATTTACTACCCTGATCTTTTGTAGTTATATTTTGCAATTTAGATAATACAAGCTTTGGCTCTTGATAAGTCATATCTGGACCTAACATTAACACTTTACCACCTTCAGTCGGTATAAATAAAGTTTTTATTTCTTTACCATCAACTTTTATTGGCGTGTTTAATTCACCTGTTTGCAAAGCGGTAATATAATTTTCTAAAGAAACGTCAGAAAAACCAGAAAAA